TTTATGTTTATAAGAGTGTAATTATAGGAGACAGAACTAAAAGAATAATTGTTGCTGAATATGTGGGTAGACCTGGAGAAGCTGATGATGTGAACTACATTGCTAGACTCTTTGCAGAATTATACAATACTACTATTATGCATGAGAATGATGTAACTCATGTGAAAGATTACTTTAGAAGAAGAAAACAACTGCACTTTCTTGCTTATCAACCTGATGAAGTAATCAAGAAAAATGTTAAAAATTCTAAGGTAAATAGGGTATATGGTTGCCACATGATTGAGCAATTAAAGGATGCTGGAGAAAAATATATCAAATCTTGGTTACTTGAGGTACTTGATTTTGATGAAGATGGTATGCCAATTAGAGGTTTAGATCAGATATATTCAATAGGACTCTTAGAAGAATTAATACTTTACAACAGAAAAGGAAATTTTGATAGAGTAATGGCACTAATGCAGGTGATGTTTCAAGACCAAGAAGACTTGCATGGTAAAGAGTTTAAACCTAAATCAGCAGGAAATGAGAAAGCTAAACAGCTTATAGAAATAATGCAAGGAGCTTTTCATAAAAATAATGGTAATACTTTAGCTCATAGAATGAATTAATTATTACTTTTGTAACTACTTATATGTAATCCACATGAATACAGCTAATACTAAACCTAAGTCTTATTCTACTGAAAGACTCACTAGAACTGAAAAAGAAGCTAAAAACTTCTTATGGTATAGAGAGAAGATAGATATGTATGACTCTAAAGCCAATTTTCTTTCAACTGGTTATGGTGGTATTAATGAATATAAAAGGATGAAAGTAAACTATGATTTGTTTAACAACATCATGGATCCTTCAGAACTTGCACATGTATCACATCCTTATGGAGCTGAGTTAGGAGAAATGCCAGCTCAAATGACAAACAAAGATATTTGTTCTTATAGAATAAAGGCTTTGATTGGAATGGAAATGAAGAGACCTTTTGGGTATAGAATCATGGCCACCAACAAAGAGGCTTCTAATAGAAAGATAGAAGTTGAGACAAATAAGATTAAGCAGTATGTCATAGATAGCATTATGGCCCCTATCAGACAGAAAGCTGAGATGGAATACCAGGCTCAAATTAAAGGTAGAGACCTCACTGAACAAGAAAAGCAAGAACTTCAAGCTCAAATGGAAGCTGCTATAGAAGCTAATACTCCTGAAAAAGTAAGAGCTTATATGAAAAGGGATCACAGAGATCCTGCTGAAGTACAAGGACAACAACTTTCTAATCACCTAATAAGAAAATTAGATGTAAGAAAGAAGTTTAATAATGGTTGGAAACATGGTCTTATATCTGCATTTGAAATTTATTGGTTAGGTATAATCAATGGAGAACCTGCAATGAAGGTTATAAATCCAATGAGATTTGCTTGTGATAAATCTTCTGATTTAGATTATATTGAACAAGGAGAATGGGCTACAGCAGAATACAGAATGCACCCTTCTCAAGTTGTACAAACTTTTGACCTTACTCCTACAGAAATAGATACTGTCTGGAGAAATTATACTGAGGTAAATACTCAAGCAATCAAAGACAGCATGTTTAGCTTTGAAGAGTATACCAATGATGAAGATAGAAATACAGTAAGAGTTTTACATTGTGTATTTAAAGGCCTTAGAAAAGTAGGTTGGTTAGATTACATTGATGTAGATGGTATTCTTCAAACTAAATTTATGGTTGATGAATCCTACAGACTTAACCCTGACAATGGAGATGTAAGCCTTACATGGGAATGGATACCAGAGGTTTATGAAGGATATAAAATTGCAGCTTCTATTTATAAAGAGATGAGACCAATTCCAGGTCAATTCAAAGATCCGGATAACATCTACAAATGCAATCTTCCTTATTATGGAGCTATCTATGATAACCTAAACTCTCAGCCTACTTCAGTAATGGATAGAATGAAAGTGTATCAGTACTACCATAACATCCTTAACTTTAGAGTAGAGATGTTAATGGCTTCTGATAAAGGGAAGAAAATTTTAATGAACATCAATGCTATTCCTTCAGAGTCAGGAATTGACCTTAAGAAATGGCAACACTTTTTTGAGACCACTCCTTTTATGTGGTACAACCCTGATGAAGAGGGAATGACTCAAAATGATGTCAACACTATAGCAAAAACTTTAGACCTTTCATTAGCTTCTGATATTCAGAAGTATCTACAAATGATGGACAACATTGAACAACAATGTGGTAAATCTGTAGGTATTACTGATCCTGTTCTTGGTCAGACTTCAGTCTCAGAAAGAGTTACAAATAACCAACAAAATCTTGTACAGACTTCACACATGCTGGAGCCTTACTTTGATTTACACAGTTGTATTAAAAAGAATGTTCTTCAAGGATTGCTTGATTTATCTAAAGTGGCTTATGCCGGTTCAGATAAATTAGTTCTTCCAAACATCTTAGATGATATGTCTTATGAGATGTTAATGATTGATGGACCTCTACTTGACCAAAGCACTTTATCTTTGTTTATGGAAGACTCTTCTATGTCAGAAGAAATTAAACAAACCATTCAACAACTTGCTCATGCTGCTATGCAGAATCAAAAAATTGAGCTTTCTGATGTTCTTAAAGTTATTAAGCAAGATTCTATACAAGAAGCTGAAGAAGCTTTACTTGTATCTGAAGACCTTAGAACTAAGAGAGAACAAGAGATTGCTCAAGCTGATGCTAAAGCTAAAGATGCCCTTGAACAAAAAGCTAGAGACTTTGAAAGAGAGAAATGGGATCATGAAGCTGATATGATTGTTCTTAAAGCTACTGAAGATAGAAAAACTCAAATTCAAGAGCAAACTATTTTATCTATGGGATTCAATGAAGATAAAGATATGGACTCTGATGGAGTGCCGGATATCCTTGAAGTTGCTAAGCATGGAGTAGATGCTGAGATTAAAAGAGGTCAACTAGCAAAAGATAATAGAGCCTTAGATTTCCAAATACAGGACTCTAAGGAAAAGAATAAATTGAAGGCAAAAGAGATTGCCAGCAAAAATGCTAGTACTACCAAATAATACATTATTGTAAGGTAAGTATTAGTAAAAAGTAAATAAAGGCTATTACATTTTAAATGTGATACCTTCATTTTCAAAATGTAATTTATTAAATTTTTAAACTTAAATTTGTCCACGATGAGTAAAGAGAAAACCATTGATCAATTTGGAGGCTGGGAAAAAGCCTCAGAACAACATGACTTTTTTGGAGAAGTAAATCTAAAAGAAGATGTTGTAGCAGAAGTAGAAAAAGATGACATTGAAACTCCAGCAGCAACTACTAAAGAAAAGGAAGTTCCTGCTAAAGCTAAAGATGTAGAAGAGCAAGAAATAATTGATAAACAATTTGAAAGCTTCTCAAATCCAAATACTTCAGAAGAAGATGCTCCAGAAGATAATGGAGAAGATCCAGCTAATAAACCTGAAGCTACAACTAAGCTTAGTTCAAAACAAAACCTAGAGTTTCTAAAAGAAAAAGGTTTAGTAAACTATGAACTAGAAGAAGGAGAAGAGCTTACAGATGAAAAAGCAGAAGCTTTACTTGAAGACAGTTGGGACAGTGCTGTTCAAACAGAAGTTGAAGAAAGTATTAAAGAGCTTCCTGATGAAATCAAAGATTTGATTAAGTTTGCTCATAAGGGAGGAGATGTAAGAGAGTTGTTAGGTAAAATGGTAGCACATGCTACTTCTTCTATAAGTAAGACTAGTGACATCACTCAAGAATCAGTACAAATCCTTGCAGTGACTTTAGATTTAAGAGCACAAGGCTATGATCAAGAAGATATTGATACACAGATTGAGTTCCTTAAAGAGAAAGAAAAACTAGAGACTGCTGGTACTAAAGCTTATGATAAAATCATAGCTGCCCAAGATGCTGAGATAGCAAATACAGTTAAAAAGCAAGCTGATGCTTTAGAAAATAAAAAGAAATCAGCCAGAGCTTTTAAAGCTAACATCACTACTCACATTACAGCTTTAGATAATGTAGGAGGATTGCCAATTAGTAAAGCTGATAAAGCTGCATTACCAACTTATATTTCAGATCCTACTGTAGAGTTAGTAGATGGAAGATTTGTAAGTGAGTTACAAGCAGATATTTTTAAGGCCATGGCAGATAAAGATAAGTTAATCTTACTAGCCAAACTTTTAAAATCAGATTTTGACTTCTCTTCTATAGAGAGAAAAAAGGAAACACAAGCAGCAAGAACTATCAAAGATGAGGTTCAGAGAGCTAAAGATGATAAAACAATTACCTCTTCTTCAACAGGAAGAGCACCAAAGAAAGCAGTTTGGGAAATGCTAGACTGATATTAATTACTAACTTTAAATTTTTAAAAAATGGCTACATTAGGAAGTAGACTTCTCGTAAAAGAGATGGAGTGGAATGCCAACATGACTGAGCAATCCCATTTGGGAGCAGCTTTGATTGCTAAACCACACCGTATCTTAGGAGAAATGGACAAGCTTTTCTCAGCTCAGAATTATTATTCTGACAATCCTATGTCTTCACTGTTGATGGGAAGTTCCAGAACAGAGGAGACCATTGGAAACACAGAATGGGAATGGGAGTTGAAAGGAGCTAACACAAGACCTTTGGTTGTTGTGGAAGACGTTGAATCTGGAAACAGCACTCCAGGTAAGTACAAGAAAATCTTCAAGATTAAACTTGATGAACCTTGGTATCTTCCCGGAGATGTTATTAGTCCTGGAACCTCTAACAAGAAGTATCAGGTTCGTATTCAGAATCAAGGAGTTAAAGATGGGGATGGTACCATCTACTTTGTAAGAATGAACTCTGATGATCCTCAGGCATATATGCCTAGTAAGTATCTCAAGCCTGGACAACAGTGGGGTAAACTCTTCTCTCAATATGAGGAAGCTTCTGAGCAATCAGGTTCTACTGTATTCAGTTTACCAATTGCATTCCGTAACAGAATGTCTAAGTACAGAAAAGAATACAGAATCACTGACTATGCTTCTACTGAAGTGTTAGCTGTAGCTATTCCGGATTCTAATGGTAAGTACCACAATTCTTGGATGCGTTATGCTGAAGTTGAATACTGGCAACAATGGTACAGAGAGATTGAAAGAGGACTTTGGTACTCAAGATCTGCTGAAACTGTACTAGGTGCTAATGGAAGACCTGTAAGAATGGGGCCTGGAATCCAAGAGCAATTGGAAGATTCTCACATCCACAGATACACTAAATTAAGTGCTAAGCTTATTGAAGAGTATTTACAAGATATCTTCTATAGCCGAGTTAAACCAGGTAAAGGAAGACAGATTAAAGGCTTTACTGGAGAGTATGGAATGTTAGAATTCCACAGAGCTATCCAAGATTGGCAAAACAAATCTGGCTTTATCAAAAACATCGAAATCTACACCAACAAGGTTCAGTCTGAGGTACACACCAATGCACTTGAAGCTGGTTATCAATTCGTTAAATACAACATGGCAAATGGAGCTTCTCTTGAGTTGATTCACAACCCATTGTATGATGATAGAGAAATCAACTTTGAGATTGATGAGGTAACTGGATTCCCTGTTGAATCTCAACGTATCACTTTCCTTGATTTCTCAGGAGAAGCTAAAGCTTCTAACTTGAAAATCATGAATAAGAAAGATGGTTTTGCCTTTACTTATGTTGAAGGTATGTATGGGCCTTATGGTCCTAAGAATGGAGGAAGCTCTGCTCACTCAGGTTCTTACTATGAAATGCACGTTGAAAAATCAGTTGGTATGCATATTCACGACATCACTAAATGTGGTGAGTTGATCTTAAGCAGAAACTAATAAAAATATTTTTAAACTCTCCCTTTCATTAGGGAGAGTTTATTTTACTATAAGAGTATCACTAAGTTCTTTGAAATTCAAATCAGCAGATTTAAAACTAGATCATTAATTTAAAAAAGAAAATTAATTATGGCATCAATTAAAGTTGAAGTTAGACCTATTGAGCACAAAAAGTGGCATGATAAAGTAGGTGAAGAGTCTTTTACAAGACCTAAAAAAATACAAGCATTACTAGATAGTTCTACTATGAAGTATGCTACAGGATTGTCAGATGAAGATATTAAGACTCTGAAAAAGAAAGGAGTCAATTATGATTTATCAGATCACTATGATTCTGAAAGTTTACATCCATTTTGGGATTCCACAATGGCTGTTATTAAATTAGAGAACAATACAATGTTCTTTGATTTAGGAAATCCCCTAGAGTTCATTAAAGTAAAAGTAATGAAAGCTAGTAAGTTTGTAGCCAATTCAATGGCAGAGTATGAAAATGGTTTATGGCCAGATGCAACTCATGTTATTTTTGATGAGGCAGAACAAGCTCAAGTACTTGCTTCTAAAGTGGAAATTAAAAACAATGCCATTATTGAAGCATCAAAATTAAGCCTTGACAGAAAGATAGAACTTATCTTGGTTATGGGTGGTAAAAATATGAAAAACCAATCAGCAGACTTTATAGCTGTTGAACTAGATAAGGTAATTAATAGAAATCCAGAGGAGTTCTTGAGAAATCTTAATATGGATAAGAAACAAGTTGCTGCACATGCTCTTGTTTTGGAAGCATTACAGAAACATATCTTGAGAAGAGAAGGTCAAAGAATCTTCCACATGGACTCTGCACTTGGAATTGATGAAATTGAAGTGGCTGAATACCTTGCAAAAGAAGAGAATCAAGACATCAGACTTTTGATTTTACAAAAAATAAATAATCTGTAATTCACTATGAACACTAGGGAAATGCAATTGGACTTCAAAAGAAAGTTCAACAAATCAGATAGTCAGAAGAACAGGAATTTTCTTGTTCCTGAGATTGACTTGTACCTTAATGAAAGTGCTGAGCTTATTGTTAAGAAAATTGCAAGACCTAAAGTGCCTGGTCAATTAGATTTTGAGTCAAGTCAAAGGACTATTGATGATATAAAAAGTATAGTTGTACCCGGAGTGTGGACAACAGTTACAAATGGAATAATTACTCTTCCTTCTAATTATAACTACTATGTTAGAGGGAGAGTAAAAATTTCAAAAAAGAATTGTATAGATCAAGAAGCTACTCTTAGTATAAGAGAACATAAAGACTTATTTGAAGGTACTGCTTTCTATGACTCAAGTTTTGAATGGAGAGATGTAAATGGGCTTTTCAATACAAATGGGATAGAAGTCTACACAGATGGGACTTTTACTGTTAGTAGTGCTAAGATCTCTTACATAAAGAAGATGAGATATTTTCACAATGCTCAAGATTATGCATCAGGAGCAGGTTATATACATCCATCTTTAGGTCCTCTTACAGGAACAGTATCTTGTGAGTTGCCAGAACACATGCACAGAGAAGTAGTTGATATAGCAGTAATGCTAGCAGCCTCAGAAATACAAACATCTGACTTACAAGCTAAGCTTGCCAAGTTAGGATATAATCAGCTTTTTTAACTTAATTTTTTACTATCATGAATAGAAACAACCACGTATTTGCAGTTTTACCAGTAGCAAGCTGTACTGCAAAAGCTATTAACCAAACTCCAGAGAGTTTGAATGTAGGTCAATTTGGAATCTTTGATGCAAAGACCAATTTGAGTGTTACTGCTGCAAGTTCACCTCTACCTGATGCTGTGTATTTTGCTGTAGGAGTAGACAAAAATGGAGATGGTACCACAGATGATTTAAGATTCTCTGCTGGTCAAGCTATCACAAGAAAAGAGATGTTAGGTTACACTAACAATGTGTACAATGCCGGAACACCAATGACAGTCCTTGTTGGAGGTTACAAAGCTCAGTGTGATACTGAGTATGGTATTAGAGTAGAATTCCGTAACTCAAGAATTAGTAGAATTCAAGGATTCAACCAATTCAGTAAAGCTTACATTGTTACTAGCCAATGCTGTGATGATTGTGCTGAAGGTTGTGGAAGCTTAGATGCCAACTTCTTGACAAAACAATTTGTAGAAACTATTGCTGCTGATGAAGCTGGTTTATTGTTACCTACTATTGTTGCAAGACAAGCTGTAACTACTGCTACTCATGGAACTTCAGTTGACTATGCTGAAGGAGAAGAAATGACTGTAGCTGATGTAGATGCTCTCATCTTGTTCAACAAGACTGCTGTAGCAGGAACAGAAGTTTACACAGATATCCTATTGACAAGTCAACCTTTGTCTATTGGTTCTTTCTGTCAAATCAACTTAGGTTACCACAAATTGTTAGAAACAACTTTGATTGTTTCTTTGATTAATGGTTTCAACTGTTCAGGTGCAACTACTACAAGCACTTACCCAGTGTTTGCAGAAGGTACAGGAGCTAATGTTATTCAGAAAGAGTACCATGCTTCAGGTTGGGCAGGTTCTGGTCCTTACAAATTATCTGAAGTAACAGGTATGGCCAAAGGTAACATTGAGTACTTAGGTGTAAAAACTACTAACTATGATCAAATTAGTGTTGAGTACAATCTCACTTCTGAGTCTGGTTGGGGTGATTACAAAAGCCCTCTAGCTACTATTGTGGCTTTTCCTACAGGAACTTGTGCAGCAAGAACAGCTTTGACAGCTTTCTTGGATGCTTGGAAATAAGACCTATGTCTTAAAAAACTAAAAACATCTGTATTTTTTTATACAGATGTTTTTTTTTTATTTGTATATTTGAAACATTAAAATTCTGTTCTTATGGACTATACCTACACCCACTATAAAGACCAACACTTAATACAGAATGATCAAGCTTTAAACATTGGTTATACTGTATCTAAAGTAACCTGTGATGCTACTACTGAAGTTTACACTGGTAACATTGCTCCAGGTAAAGTCTTTGCTTTGGATTTTAAATTAGATGGTAGGTATAAAATTAGTCTTTATGATGAATTTACAAGAGAAAATATTTTCATCAATACCTACAATTATCTATTACTTTCTTTTATTGACAATGTAGAAAGATTACTTTGTGGATGCAGTAAGTGTGGGGAATGTGAAGAGTGTAATGAATGCCAGACTTATCTAGCAGCTTTTATGAAAGGTTTTAGTTTTAACTCTTTCAACACTCCTACTTATGATTTATATATAAATCTTATTGCTGCTGATTCCAAATGTTCTTTAGAATCTGAAGTATTGTGTAATATTCTAAAAGAAAGAGTCTATGGAAGTGCTGTTGTAAAAGAGCCTATGCTTCAAATCTTAGGGTACTACTATGCAGCTTTTTACTTCAGAGATTTTTATAGTGCTGAAGATCTTTCTGAACAAGAGTTTATTACAACTAAATATAAATACGATAAGATAGCTAAGTGTATGAAAAAATTAGGTATAGACCCTGCTCAAGCTATACAAGAAGTTGAAAGTTCAAGTATTGTTTACTACTGGCAACTTGGTTCTTTATCTGCAAGTATTGTTACAGAAGAAGCTCTTATTACTGAAGAATATCTATCTAGTAAACCTAGTAGTCCTATGACAGAATTTGAGCAAGGTAAAGTTGTTACTTATACAGGGGTAGCTAAAATTGCTTTTGCTATCATTCCTACCATTTCTCAGAATTTTATTATTAGAGATTCATTAAATAATGATGTTACAGATGAGTTTAACTCAAGTTATGACTCTAGAACTAATAGAGTATTATTTGTCTCTAAACTACCATACAGTCACAGTAGTATTTATTTCAAATTTAAAAAAGGGTTATAATGGATAATGTTAATAATATTCCAACAGGATTACTAGTACCTGCACAAATTCCTCTTGATGCTAAGAGAGTTGTGTTAAACAACACTATTCTTCAAAACTTAGGTATTGATGATAATCTAGCTTTTACTTATGAAGATGGACTTATTGTTTTTTCTGTTGCCACTAGACAGAGATGGGAATGGAGACAAGTCAAAGTGATAGAAGAAGATACTGCATTACTGCCAACTCCTTTTGTATACCCTAGTAATCACATTATTGCAGGAATAGATTATTCTGATAAAGAGTACAACTTTTTTCTTAAAAGAGAAGTATTACCTATGATTAATCTAGGTTTGCCTGGAGGTAAAAAGGTCTATAAAGGAATCAATGTTGTAAATGAAAAACATGAATTCTATACTTTAGAAACTGATGGAAAGATCACTCTTTCTTATCCTACTGCTTTAGGAGAAGAAACAGGAGTATTACTATTTACTTTTCCTGGCTTTGAAAACTTGGGTACAGGAGTACCAGTTTTCAAAGGGTATAATTCTGATGATAATAAATTTGAGTTTTATACTTTAGACTCTTCAGATATAAAGATAGAACTTAACACAACTACTGGAGTTATAACTCTTTCCTTACCTCAAAGTTCTTCTGTTCCTAGTATCTATATAAATCAAGATTATGTGCCTACTTATGATGATTGGTTTAAAGCTAATAGAACAGCTCCTGGAAATGGAGGAACTGCTCAACCAGGTTTTGAATATAAAGGAGAAGGTACTTTAGCTAGACCTTTTACTAATACAGTTACTTATACTTTAGGAACTGAAACTCCCCTCCCTGTTACAACACTTCCAGACACAGCTATTAAAAATGGAATGGCTTATTATGTTGGAGATGGTGATAGACTTGCACCTGAGAGACAGGGACAAAAAATACAAATTCTTGCTAGTCCTGTTAAAGGAGTTTATAATTATCCTAACCCAGAGAACTTTAGTTATACAGGATTAAATTTAGAAATCTATGGATATGTAAGTTCTCTAACTACAGGTAGATTAGTAGACATGGATGATCCAAGTTATTTCGATACTGCTACTACTTATTTTAATAATATAAAAATTTATATAGATGATGAAGCAACTTTAGTAGTAAATGGGTCTGGTTTTTGGAATAGTGGACACAATATTTCTGGTCAAGTTTTTACTTTTGGTAAGGTTCTTTATTTATTAGGTAAAGGAACAATTCTTTCTGTTCAAGATAATATTAGTAATTATATTATTAATGCAGGTATTAGTCAACCTAGTTATAACAATGCAGGATTTTTAACCTTTGAAATAACTTGTCAAATAAGTTGTTTAGGAAATGGTACATTAGGTGGAGGACAAGGTGTTATTCAAAATGGAGGTTTAAGTAAAGTAGAGTTTAGAGATGGGGCTATTATTAATAGTGGAAGAATAACTGCTAAAACTTCTATAGATTTAGAGACTATTAAAATAACAGGTGGTTTTGTTAGAGTTTTTGATTCTATAATTTCTCTTCAAGGAACTAATACTGGTGTTGTAGATGGTGCTGATAGAACTAGGGGTATTGTTTTACAAAAATCAGGAGATTTAGATACTACAGGTGGACCTCAATTATATTTAGTAAACACTAGTTTAAGAGGACATGCTGAAACTTGGTTTGATAGAAAAGGAGATGCAGGTAATTTATTTATAATTAACTGTAGTTCTATTTACTTTGAAGGAGGAGATTTAATAAAATCTACAGGTACTCCTCTTACTGTTTGGGGTCTTAATAGAAATACTAGAGGACAAGTTTCTTTAAAAAACAATACTTTTGATAATATTAGTATTAACACAGAAAAAATTGATCTTACTGTAGAAGGATCTCAAGCTGTTTCTAACACTGTAGGAGCAAATTTAATTCAGTCTTTAAGAACTTTTTATTCAAGAGCAGATGCTATTACTGCAGGAATACCTAAAGGAGGATTGTACATAAGAAGATATGTTATTAAAGATTTTACTGCTGACCAATTAGTAAGTTATAAAAGAGGAGATATATTTAAAATTGGAGTACAAAGCTCCCCTGTTCTTGAAGACTTCACTGCTTTACAAATATCAGGTTCAACTTCGGCTCCTAGTGGATTACCTAGTAATGTATTGAATACTTATTTTGAATATAATGGAACTGGAACTATTAGTTTTGTAAGCCCTGTGGCAGAATTATGGCATGATGTAATCTGTGTAATGACTTAAGAAACTATGAAGGATTTCTCCAAATTAAAAGATGATGTGGCTTGGCTTATTGGTCAAGTCAAATGCCTCTTTTCAATGTTTCCTTCTTCTACAACTTGGACAGATAAACACTCTGGAACCACAGGAAATAAGTACCTCAAAGATCAGATAGTTTGGTACAATGGATTTATTTATAAGTGTCTAGTTGATAACAATGGTAACCCAACAAATAACACTTTCTATTGGCAAAAAATGGGAAGAGGTTGGCTTATTCAACAAGAACAAGCTGATTGGGATGCTACAGGAGGCCCTGCCTTTATAAGAAATAAGCCTACTAGTCTTGGAGGAGGTACTGAATCAGATCCTATATTTCAAGCATGGTTAGATACAAATCCATTATCCGGATATTTGACTTCTGAATCAGATCCAGTTTTTGCAGCTTGGCAACTTGCTAATGATAACCATGGAAATTGGGATACAGCTTATGGATGGGGAGACCATTCAAATTTATATTTGTTGTTAGATGGTACTGCAACAATGTTACCTGATGCTCCTATAAATTTTGCTAATGCTTCTAAATTAAGTGAAGGGTCTTTTGACCAAGGAACAGGAGGAAATAAAGGAATAGCCTTGACTTGTTCAATTGGTTATGAATGGAAATGGGAAGCTGGAGAAGGTTATTTAAGAGATCAAAGTGGATACATTAGAATTAAACAATATGCAAGAAGTCTTCCAAATATAGGAGATGATGCTTCAAAAGGATTTGTTGTTGGTTCTCTTTGGTATCAAGACCAACACACACTTTATTATTACATTTGTATTGATGCAACAACTGGTGCTGCTGTTTGGGAACAAAGGTATCCAGAGGTAAACTTTCAACAAGTAACTGATGTTGGGTATATAACAACAAATCCTATAGTTGTAACAGGTTTAGTTGGTATTAGTGATTTAGGAGGAAATCTTAATAGTGGATTAAATACTATTAATGATCAAAGTGGTCTAGGAGTAGGATGGTTAATGGTCCAAGCAGATTTAGGAATGGATATCAGAGTGTTATATCATCCTGATTATTTTATTCCTCAAGTACCTTTTACAGCTCCTTCTAGATTCTATATTCCATATAAAATACAAGGTACTTATACTCTTGCAACAACTGATGATATAGCTGATGCTTCTGCTGCTAATTCTATTATTTTAAATAATGCATTGGCATTAAAACAAAATAATCTAAAAACATTCAATAGAACGCAAGGTGTTTACTATTTTGAAGAGTTTATGGGTAATAATGCTGGTAGTGTCCCTACATCATATAATACTGTAATAACATTATCAAGTGGTAATGCTACAGCAAGAAGTGTTGCTACAACTAATAGAACTAATCAACAAGGTATTATAC